ACTTATTTGAGGAAACCCAGTTCTTTTTCCAGAAGAATTTGATTTTCTACCTGAATCAAAATTATTTTCTTCACCTTCTCCTAAACTTACTGCAAAGTTGTTAGGTATAATTTTCATATACAGACCTGCTATTTCAGCTGTAAATGGAGTTGAGCCTGCATTAGCTGCAGTGGTTATAAAATTTATAGCTTTTGCTTCAACCTCTAATATTGTTGCAGTAACATAAGTAGATAAAGGTCCGTTAACATCTGTTTTTACCACTAGCTCATCTCCTGCAACAGCCTTTGTTTGATTTTGACCTTCTAGTTTAAAATACACTGAATTATCTAAAGTATCTCTATAAAATATATTACTGTAGATTGTTTCATAAGTAGCTTCTGATCGTTTACAAACAAATTTATATCTAGTAGCCCATGATGGCGCTATCATTGTTGTAGGGATTGTAACTTGTATAGAATTAGCGTTTACAGAATTTGACGCAGGCACAAAGATTGTATTATTTGGAGAAACTAAAGCAGTAGAACTTCTTAAATACTCATCCATATAAACTATTCCAACTTCATAATTTCTATTACTATGTAAACTTTTGTTGTTTCCTTGATTAATAAAATCAGCGTCTGCTGTTGTAATTTTAAAATAACCGTAAAGTTTTGTGGTATTAGTAGTAGTTTCTTTATACTGCATAGCAGGAAACTGTAGTTGTATAATATTACTTCCAGGGGATGATGTTATTAATATTCCTTGATCTATGCCTGTTATTCCACTTTCTTCTTTTTGCCAAGCGTAAGGTCCGCTATCCGTTGGAGAAGCTGTCACACTGCAATTAAACTGATCTGTTAAAGTAGAGCCAATATTGCAATTTGCAACTGTTTGTATATACTGTGCTTCTGAGCCTATTCTAGATTTAAAAAAATCAGATGTTGCTAATGCATTTACGTCAGCATAGTCCTGATCTAATGTTATTTCAAAATCAATAGTTGTAGATGGCTGTGGAGTTGGAATAACAGATCCAGCTGGTCCATCATATACTCTTCCATTATAAACAAAACTTAATGACAAAAATCCTCCTTGTTTTAATCCATTTGTTAATACTTCTGTAAAATCAATAGTAGCGGCAGAATCATCACCGTCTTCACTTGAAGATGGATTTATTGTATACTGTATACCATCTACCTTTGTGGTAGGTAATTCAAAATTTAAAATATCTTTAGTTACTAAAGATGTGCTATAATTTAGTTGATTATTAACGTTATATCCATCTACATAATTGCCGTATATTAATCTATTAGCCATTACTGTTTGAGCTTTGGCTTTTCTAGGAACATTGTCGTAAAGTCTAGATAACTCTGACGACCCTAAAACAGTAAATATTTTACTATTCTGAAATTGTTGTGTTACAATTTGATTATCACCCCATCCTTGAGTGCCTTTTTTAAATTTATCTATAACATTAATTACTGTGCTGTCTGCAAATTTAAAACATATGTCTATTGCCTTTACTTCTATAGGGCCTGTGTTAATAGAAACTTCAACTGTATTGAAAATATTTAACATACCTTCATTAGTGTAGTCATCTACATTTAAACTAAAAGCTCCAGGGACAAATGCTATATCTGTAAATTGAGACAAAGCACTATATTCATCATCTTGATATTGATATCTATAAGCAAAGCTTACCATTCTAGATTCTAAATAGTTCTCTTCCGTTCCTGAATTAAGCAAAACATACGTTGGCGGTGCCACCGGAGGTCTTACTATTACGTTTATTAAATCGTTTGTTAAGACATCTATATCATTTACTGGCGTTGGGTAAGATCTAGTTACATTTATTTTTCTAGGTGGATTATTGTCGTCTGTAAAAAACAGCAAATCTCCTATCTTATTAATTCCAGTTATTATGTTGGTTGTACTAAAATTTAGTACACTAGTAGAAATAACATGATAAGTCAAGTTGTTGTTACTAATATCAAACGATACTATTAAGTCTACTTTGTTTGTTACTGATGATTGCGTGTTAGCTGGATCATGTAAGAACCAATACAGCGTTTCGTTAGCGCCATCCTCAAACGCACCTATACATACTGCACTTGTAGAAAGTATTTGATCTTGAAATAAAGGAGTTGCTAATAACGAGTTACCTTTTGAGTTTTCTACAGAACCTATTTCTGTAGTTTCNGTTGAACCTAATCGCACATTCATTGCGTCTACGTACTCTCCAGCTGGTAAAAGTCTTTCGTCGACAGACTTATTCATTCTGCCTTTAGTAAAATTACTGTATGTTATCATTTAAGCCACTTGTCTTGGCCTCTAAGATTCATTAAAAGTCTACCTGGGTGTATATCACTCAAACGAATTTTTGCATTTCTTAAAAGCGCTGATTTATCTTTTCTTGCTCTGTTAACTATATATTCTTGTACGCCAAATTTAGAATTTAAAATTACAAATTTAATGTAAGCATATATATAATCTTCAAACATTTTATTTACAGTAACTGATGAATCGTTACCATTTTCCATTCCGTCAGAAACATATTCTATAATACATAATTGATTTGCCATTCCAGAACTGAAGTTTATAACGCCCGCTTTTTTGTCTATTTTGTATGTTGGATTAGAATTTGCTGTCTCTGTGTTTAATCCAAATCTAGCACCAACACCATAATCAAAATACCAACAACCATCTACATTCCATCCATACCTACCGTCATACGGACTAGAAGGATTTAAATAAATAGATTTTTTTGTTCCCGCTATTCTATCTGCATCTAACTGAGAAAACTCTGCTTGCAAAACATTTCCATCTTGATCAAATAAAACCTTACAATTGTTATCTTGAAGATAACTAGAAGCCCAATTAGTTTGTATATTTTCTGTTAATGGGTATAGCATACCACCTTTATATAATGATATTCTAACGTAATTAACGTAATCAGGCGGTAATATAAACCTTAAGTTATTGCAAACATCTAACTCTAATATTTTTATTTCTTTAAACGCATCATAATTTAATTCTTGTATTGCTCGTTTTGCATGAAATAAAACTTGATATCTTTCTATGTTATTTAAAAGCTCATTGTTTCCAACATACATCAACATAAAGTTATTTACAATATCCTCTAATGATACGTATTGATAGCTTCCCCAGTTAGCATTTTGTGGTGCTGTTCCTGAATTTTCATAATACTGATATCCTGTTAAATAAGCCATAATTAATTTTCTTGTTTATTTTCTTCTGCTTCTTGTGCTGAACCAAATCTAGATACGGCTGTTTCTCTTATAGACAAACCAGCGTACTCTAAAATTTTATTTATTATCATAGGCTCATCTGAGTCTGGTAATTCAAAATCTTGAAAATCTGCAGCATTAGGATTAAATAAAGGTTCGCCTCCTGTTAACTGAGTATACGTCCATTTTGGTGGTCTAGGATATCTCACGTATTGAGTTTTGATATCTGCAGCACCAGTTATGGAACTTGGATAAACTGTTATTGTGTTTCCTAATAGTGTCGATGTTGCTCCTCCTAAAACATACGCTGGGTAACTAGTAGTTGGTGCGGTTAAGTTAGAATTTGTTAATCTAAATATTTTGTTTTGTGTTACTCTTTCTACTTCTTTTATATTTGTATTTGAGTATATAGAGAAATTTTCTCCTGTTGCCATTATGTTTGCGCTTAAACTCAATTGAGTTGCACTATCAACTGCAACTACATAAGCTTGAGTGGTGTCAGTTGTGTTAACAACTATACTTCCCACTGAAACAGTGCTTGTAAAGCTAGCGGTAGAATCAATTAATTTAAATGCAGTTGTAGCTCCATCTGTAGAACCAGAATCTAGTAATGTTGAATAATAAAATATTTTATCGATAAGATAATAATCAACGGGAAGGTTGTATGTGTTCGCCACTCCAACTTGAGTTAAAAATGTTTCTACTGAAAAACTATCTATTACTTCAATTAATCCTTTTGTAATATCTGCATATCCTGACCCTGACAACCTTTTATTTTCTTTTACTATCTGACTATTATATAAATAAAAATAATCTTCAAATAAATCCATTTGCGCTTGTTCGGCAAAAAGATTGAAGTCAGACGGAGATATGTATCCGTAGTTGTTTTTATTGATTATAGATAAAACTGAATTTCTAACAGAGTTAATCATTGCATTTTGTTTTACACAAAGATAAGCAAAAAAAAAGCACCCTATTTTTTATAGGATGCTTTATCTTGTTTAGTTAGTTTTATACTTTAGCTATACCTAAAATTAAGCTTGATGGTAACCATCCGCTATATTTAACATGTGGCCATGGTTGAATTAAAGATGCAGTAACTGCGTCTTCAAAACCATCTCTCATCTTTTCATCATTAGCTTCAACAGCTGCGAATGTAATATTAATAGCTATTCCGCTTGCTCCGCAATACTGAATATTTATTCTACTATTAATTGGATCTGCAACTTTGTTTTCTACAATTACCACTCCGTCAGAAGCAATTAATTGCTTAGAGTATGATGTAGCTGAATAGATAATATAATTTTTACCTGTATCTAAACCTGTACCTTTTACTGCTCCAATAGCAAGTAAAGATAATGTGTTTGCGTCTACCACACCAGTAACAGTATACATTCTGTCATCTGTAGTGTCATGCACAACATCACCAATATTTACAACACCACCTGTAAAAGTAGCAGCGCCATCTTGTAACTCAAGGTTACCTGTTTCGTCTACTGTCGTTGTTCCACTTGCGACTGTACTTTGTACTGAAACTTCAACATACTTTTGCATAGAACTATACATTAGGCGATAGATATTTCCTCTACTGCAGAGCTTGGTGCATAATCGTGTATAACTGCTGTCCACCCAGTCGCAAGGGCTGCAATCATAACGTTTTGTACTTCATCTCTCATCGCTTCACTCCCTGCTGCAATTGCAGCGTGTTTGATAG